TCTCTCCTTATAACAAAATATTCATATTCCCCTTTCTCTCTCCTTTTATCTTCTTTGCGTCAATCGTTTCTATCCCCTCTTCTTCTTTCAGATATTCTAGCACTGCGTCACTGTCATCTACCACTATTACCTTATCTTGGTCATATTTTTCCCTGAGCCTCCTTACGACGTCCCTCTTAAACTCATGGTCTTTCCTGAAGTCCTTCTCTCCCCTCAACATGACTTCGTTCGGCTCTATCCCTATCGCAGACAGCTGTTTTAGAGTGGCTTCGCGTTGTTTTTCTGAACGCCCACTGACTACTGCTATTACTTCTGGTTCTTTCTCCTCAATCAGCTGTTTCACGAACTCGATAACCTCCCATTTAGGCTTGTCCAAATTCATGAACCTCGGCGATTGATAGCATTCCCAAAACACACGGTTGGGTGTCCAAGATAATGTTTTCTTGTCTCCTCTGGATATCTTCTCGCATTCGTACCACCTGGCAGAAGTATCGAAAAGCGTGCCGTCCATATCCAAGACCAACATCATTTTCCTCCACCTTCTTGTTTAAAACCTAGTATTGTTATTTCTCCATTCTCTTCTTTGAACTCTAGCTCCTTAGCTTTCCCCTCGACATTATATACGAGCCACAATACTTCGGCACCGTTTTCGTCTTTTCCCCATTTTAGTTTGCTACATTTCCCATCAAATTTAGTATTAAAGTAGTTTATCGCTTCCTGGTCGTTTTCTTCTTTTTGCAGTTTGTCTAACGTCGCTGGGTCAAACGGTTGGTCAAATAGGTAGATCTTCTTGTAGAGTTTTAGGATCGGCTCACCGTCTTTCCATTCCAGGATAACATTGTTTTTCACGTCATCAAAAACGAAATATATCCCGAATTTGAACCCGTTAAGGTTTGAAGTTGCCATTAGGTCGCGATGTTTCCTGATAAATTCGTTATCCACAACAGTAGAAATATTAATGGTGTTATGACCGTCAGATATGCTTATACATAATAAGTTTGCGTGGCTGACTTTGTCGGCTTTTACGTAGAAAGTGACGTATGTTACAGCAATGGTTGGTATAGTCGTGGGTATGTACCCGTGGACACGCACTATGAAAAACTTATCTATGCTGATTGACGAGCTTACCATGCTAAATACTTCACGCGATATTCTTTAAAAAAGCCGAGTTAGTTCTCAAACATATGTTTAAGAAACAATTCGTTATTTTTAAACCTTTTTGTGACAAGTTAAAGATATGAAACCCGAGTGTAAAGTTCTTTTAAAGGCATTCGAGAGCGTTTCTTCATATAAATATGATGAAGATTTTCCTGAAATGCTATCATATATGTACCTTTTGTTAAAGGGGTACTGGAGAGTAAACGATGACGGAGAGACCGAAGAAGTAAAAGCACCACCGTTCACTACTATATCCCTGCTAAATGCCATGAGGTCAATAGTGGAAAAAGTTAGGGACGGCACCACAATCGAAGAAATCGTAAACGAAAAGGAACTGTGCGGAGATGTTGAGGAGGTATGACAGCAACAAATTCAACCGTAATAAATGCGTTACCACCCTTTTTCTATACTCAGGTCTTTCTTATTGACGTCGCTGGTGGATTCATAATAATGACAATAATTGAGCTGTTTCTGCTAAGAAACAGTAGCCTGACCCATCTACGACTTGCTTTGCCGTTTCTAACATTTTCGATAGGTTTTACTCTTATATCGTTATATCTTTCTCCCTACATAACGTATAACCCAGTATACACTACACCGTTCAACGTGACGTACAGGATCACGCCCTATAGCACCGATGGTGCTGTACTCCTATACATCAGTATCGCAGTCCTTGCCATGGCTATAGCGTACTTTATTTACGCGTTTGCGGTCGACGTGTTGCACCTTTCCTTTGGCAGTAGTAGTAAAGATGATGGTTATTTCATACCTTAAGGGTGATGCCCATGTTATTGTTCAAGAAAAAAGCGTTGCCAAGCGTCTATAAGAACTACGACGCATTATTATTTTTGCCTCCAGCCTTAGTCAAAATTGATAAAAAAACAAGGATAATAGAAAAAAACGGTGTACATGTTGCTATAATGTATTCTGAAACTAACGGTATTTCCGTCATGTTAGATTTGCCGATTGATTTTCTGAAATTATACTATAAGATGACTACACAAGTAAACCAGGGGAACCCCAGTGACAGGATAGTCTATTTTGCAATAGTTTACATTTCTCCGCAAGCGTATGCAATAAAAAGGGCAAAAGTACAAAAAATGAATGCGAATACTAAAAAGAAGTTTTTCATTTTCCCAAGGTGGGTTTGGCTCAACCTAGAACGTTATAACGGTGCGTCGAATTATTTCGCCATAAATAAATTTGGAGACGAAGACCCTGCAAACTTCTCCTCAAAGGAATTTGATACATTCGGTGCCGTTGGGGTTACCTATAATAATTACTTTATTTTCGCCAGTGTTGCGAGGAAGGAGTACGTAGCTTCTATTAATAAACAAATATCCCTCGGTCTGGGGTTGGGGTTATAATGTCTCTCACATATTTACAATCACTCGTTGGGAAAAATGTGGTATTATTCAACTATCTACGTAATGTATTCAAAAATAAAATATACAAAATAGCCGAAAATGGGAATGAATACACTCTTTATATTGATATGGGGATACCTAGCAGGTTACAGCACAGGGTAGCACACCCCGGCATTTACTTTATCACAGACGTAATGATACAGGGTACTAACTATGTAATTTATCTGAAAAAGCAGGTCGACCTAAAGAAGTTTGCACTAGTAAGCTCGACAACAACTTCTGAATATTACGTATCTTCGTACCGTAAAACGCAGTATAAAACCGATGGAGGGTACATATTCGACGCTTTAGAATTCGATATAGGTGGGTTTAAGCACCTTACGTTTAACTATAATAAGTGTATTATAGCGAAAGTGAAAAAGAGTGGTTATAGGCGTATTGCGGTATGCTTAGGTGATAGTGTCCTTATACAGGATATAAACAATATTACGTGCAGTGGCTGTGATTGGTTTACGGTTGAGTAGGGTGATGGACAATGGTATATAGTAAAAAAGAAAACGAAGTCCCTACTCCTGAACAGTTTCAGTTCCTGGTCTACAAAGAGGTATGTATGGATAACAATAGTATGATATATCCTACTTTAGCTATAGAGAGGCTGAACACTGTAATGCTTACCTATTACAGCGACGAGATAGAAGAGCTATGGAGGGAATTAGTTCTCAAAAAATATGAGAACGCGACGTCTGAGGACGAACTAAGGCAGATATTGAAAATCGGTTGCGATATAATGTTCATCGTAATGAATGCGTCTGGTGACGATGTTAAGCCGTTGGTAACGAAAATACTAAACGGCACAAGGAAAAAACATCTGTTTTATGTTAACGAGGAGGCACTTGTGACTGAAAGTTCGTATCTCATAGACGTACTGACAAAATTCGTTAACCCCAACGGGTTTGACGTACTCACCGTGTTGAGCATACTAAAGGACGTACAAATTAGGACAGCTACTATGATTAGCAGTATTAAAGGTACGTCGTTATATCAGACACTTGTCAGCGAATTAGGAATAGATGAGAATGTCATTGAGAAAAAATGCACGGCGAAGTACTATAGAGAATGTGTAACAGAGAAGAAAACACAGTTATTAAAAGCATTGCAGTTCATCAGGATGAATATAAATATCCCACGTTAAAAAAGAATTTACCTTACATTGTGTTTTTGTTTAGTTTTTTGAGTAGTCTGTCTAAAAGACGTTTATCCACCATTAAGATGTCTGCAATGTCATCAATATATTCGTTCGCAATGTCCTCTAAATCAGTACGATCAAGTTCCACATCATCAACGTCAACGTCAACGTAATCTTTGTAGTCGTCACATATGATCCCTTCTAGTTTATCGCAATAACAATTGTCCTCTAATCTAGTATATTTTATGAACACTGGTACTTTCATTTAGCTCACCTCTGCGACTACGAGCTTGTCACCTTCTAATCTTGCCTTTATTGTGAACGTCGGCTCATTCTCACCATATACCTTAATCAGTAGTGTGCTGTCGTCAATGATGAAGTAGTCATACTTGTCCCATGTCCTCATGTGATCGTTTAGGAATGATTCTATTAGTTGTTCGATAACATCCCAGTCTAGCTTTAGCAGGCTTCTATTAGAATTGAAAATACTTCCCCATCCTTCTTGGTCTTGTGAAAATTCTTGAGACATGTTGCTCACACTATAATACTATCAAAACTAGTATATAAACCTCAAACAGCTGTTTGTGAGAGCGGAATACGGGTTCCACTCCTTAACCTCCATTTAAAACTACGGAGAAGATCGTAGTGTTTTGTGCATATATAACTAGAGTATTATCGCATATGTACGATTTTACTTCCCCACCGTCATGTACTACTATTATGCTTCCGTGTATCGGGTAGTATAATGTCTGTTCTATCAGTGCTGTCCCGTTTATCGTGATTTTTCCTTTTTGCACTGTCACATTCCCGTTATATAGTATCTGCCAACCGTATTCCGATATCCCATACGATGAGTTGTATATTACAGTAAAACTAGGATTTACGATCGGATATATCGTACCTGCAGGGGCAAACCCGCTTATAGATAAGACAGCAGTTTGAGTACTGTACAGGTAGAATGTAATTACATATGGTGAGTTTTGCGAAATGGCAACAGTAGGATCAGGTGCCGTAACGTTTACTATAACATATTCGTGCGGTTTTAGGATTATTATGTTTGGGTACCAACGATGACTGTTAATCACCGGCACCAATACATATGTTTTATTGGTAGGGTTTTGTATGCATATCGTTATCACGTTATACTTGTTTATTTCTCCTATATCGTAAAAATCCAATACTTTTGCGTGCAGTTGCGGGTGATAGAAAAAAATGGAAAACGTGAAAAGAGATGGTATTATAACTGCTAACATTAGTACGATTTCAAACTTTTGCATCTTCTGCCACCATCCATTCTGCATATTGTAACGCAAAATAAAATGTAAAATACGCTAAATCTCTAAAAGAGAATATCCATATCAACGCTGGGAGACCCCAAGCTAATTCTTTCTTATTATTATATAGTAGGATTAATGCGAAAAGAGACACCTCAAGTACGGTATACACGAATGAGGGGATAGGTAAACCGAAGGCTGTAAGGAGTGAAAACGAAACGCCCTGTTGTGCAACCGGTTGTGTAATAGTTATAACGGACGCAAGGTACTGCTTTGAAATGAAGGGTATTGATGAGAGCAGTAGTGGTAGCACAAATTCTGCTATCTTTCTAAGTTTCTGTCTTTCAAATTTAACTAGGAGAATAGCTATCAATATCGCAAACTGCTTTACGTCTGCAGAGATCCCTAGGAGCAAGTATCTTAACCTCTCATTAAATATCGCAAGGAACGCGATAGAATATGCGAGAAGGTTCAGTTCTTGCCCTGTCGCAAAGTCATACGAAAGTGCAGGAAATAGGAAAAAAGATGCGATGAAGACGTTTTCACGTCTTTTGAGGAAGGAATACGTAAAAGCTAAAACAGCTGTTATTACGTCTACTGTTTCAAGGTTATGAAAAACTGCAACGGCAATGAACGATAATGGTGGGTAAATATAGACTGACGGCAAAAATGAGTTTGACGTAGTGCCTGTCACAACGTTGTACGGGACGTGATATATTGAAAATGCTTTAGCCATTGAGTAAAGGTACGGGTTTTTCCCGTCTAGGAATAAGTGTGACGCGTATAATATTATTGCTTCTTCATCCGTTAGTATAGGTAACCCTGTCATTATATTCGCTACAGCTGTAATAGTCGCAATAGCAAAAGCTGAAGTGATGAGTATTCTTTGCCTTACGAAGATAGAGAGCATACCTAAAGCAACAACGAGGAATGCGGTAGGCAGTAAATACGGTTTTCCGTCACCTAAAAACGCTGATCCCATGCTAACTAAACCTAGCCCTGCCAAAAACCATGATATATTATCTTTCAATTTTTCTTCCATAACCGACCCCTGCTATAACCTATCTGTACTTATAGGAGTAATACCTAACGTCTGTGCTATTTCTAGTGGAGATAACATTTCTACTCTCATTTTCGATGTGCTTACTCCTGCAACTTCCATGATACTCCTTTCAAACGATAACAAAAGTAATATCACTAGTTTATGTGCCTCATTAAGCTTAGCTATTATATCATCATAATTCGCATCGCTTGATATCAAACTACGAAGCTCTGAAAACTTTTCAGACAATTCGTCAACGGCAAGACTTGAAAACCTATCCGTCAAAATCGATAATAAGATCTGGAAATTCTCATCTACGTTATATGGAGTGCCGTAGAACTGTAAAGACCCGCTCTTAAGGTCTTTCGTTAGAATTAGGACGTAATTGTTTATGATTTCTTGAATAGTTGTTACTTTGATGGCTTCCTTCTGTGTCACTTGCCTTGTCGGTATTATTGCCTTTTCCCTGATTGCCTGCCTGACCAGGTTTGGGTCAACTTTTACAATATTTCTCCTTCCAAGTGGAGATAACTGGGGTTGTTGTTGGGTTTGTTGTATTTGTGGAAATAGTGGCGTTGGTGGTGCAGGCGATGTCGGGGTTCCAGGTATTTCATAAGTGGGTTCCTGTTGCTGTTGTTGTTTTTTATTATTGGAGTTATTTAGGCTCATAATAATTTCTTGTACAGAAGTCATTTAAAAAGCGGGTTTTTAGGCTCAAACAGATGTTTGAGGAAAATTTTTAAGCTTCAGACGCTAGATGTTTTTATGCAATTACAAGAACAACAAGATAAGAACAGTGGAACTTTGTCGTCTTCTGTTGATGTTTCTACTATTGCAAGACGTTTGAAGGACGAGTTAGATAAATATGTTGTAGGAAATGAAGACGTCAAAACAGCTGTAATAACAGGACTCTTGACGGGGTTTCCTACCCTGCTCATAGGAGACCCAGGTACTGCAAAAACGTATACTATCGAGATCCTTTCGAAAATGATCGATGGGATTAAACCAGAAGAGCTTTTTATAGTACTCGCTCACGAGGCAATGACGCCAGAAGACATTTTTGGAAATACAAACCTAAAAAAATTGAGAGAGGAAGGAGTACTAGAGTATATTACTGAAGGCTTCTTGCCATCTGCAAAACTCGTTTTCATAGACGAGATTTTCAAGAGCAATAAAGTCCTTGCCGAATCGCTGTTCAGAGCGATCAACGAAAAGAAGTTTAGGAATGGAAGTAAAGAGATCTCGTTACCTTGGCTAGCGTTCTTTTCTGCGTCAAACGAAGTTAGAGTAAATACACAAGCGGACAGAGCGTTCCTCGATAGGTTCAAGATATTCGCTACAGTTCTTTCGCCTAACTTGGAAGACATACAAAACCTCCGCTCAGTTGCAGAAAGGTATTATAAAGTTCTTACGGCAACTAAGCCTACTTCAATCCCAACTGTAACGAGTTATGACGAAGTTAAAAAAATACAGGATAAAATCCTTTCAGATTACACGAAGTACGTGAAGCAGGATATTGTACTCGAAGCAGTGAAGCAGGGTAACCTCATCCTAGGTGCGATAGCACAGGCTTTACAAAACCCAAGAGCGTTTAGCGATTCCGGAATCGTAAGGTCGTATTTCCGTTCGATGGGTGGGTATCTGACAATCAGCGAGAGAAAATTCAAAAGCATAATGCAAGTCGCCAATGCACTACGCGAAATGTTCGGCAATTCAACAATTACACCAGTGCATACTGCGTTAGCGTTCTACCTTACAATTCCGTTCACACCAGAGCTGAAGAATATAATATCTCCTATAGTTTCGACATTGATCAAATCGTATTTCAACACAAGTGCATTTAATAATAATAATTCTTCTATTGATATTAATAGCTTGGTAGATAGTATTTCTCAAACAGTAAAGAATATCCTGGACGACAAAAACCTAAATAATTTGCTAAACAAAGCGTCTTCATACGCTGTAGACCTTATTGGTAGAACATTCCCAGCGTCGACGCCTGAATTGGCAAAATATAGAGGAACTCTTCTTATGAAATTTTCCGATGTGGTGACGAGTAATAATGATAATACACCACAAAAGCTGGCTAAATTCGCGGAAGCTGTAGGTATCCTGCACGACGTTGCAACAAAGTATGCCAATAATATTAAAATTAGGACTTTAGCACAGAAACTGCTCCAAAATATTGTATCTACTGTCTTCGATAAGATAGATGTAGATCGTATGAACCATGATGCGATGACTGAGCTTGACAAAGTTTATGACAAGATAAAAGCTGAAATTGAAAGTAAATATAACGAACTAATGAAACTAGGAGAGAACGATGAGTACAGTAAACTGATCGCAGGGATACGAAAATTCTTTCCACAATTTTCGGACGCGTTGCCAGGAGCAGTAGTAGACCAGGAGCAAAAAGAAGAAATAATGAAGCGTCTTGATGAAGCTGTAGGTGAGGCGAGGACTACAATACTAGATTATATAAACACATTAAGAAAAACTAAGAATGCACTTTCACAAATGACGAAGTGAGTGAATTATGCAAAGCTTCTTTAATAATAATCAAGACAATGAGGAAGAAAGACTAGAAGAACTAACAAACACTATTTTTGAAACACTGGTAAGAGATCTTGAATCTAATGAGTTTCGTTATCTTCCAATTCCACCCTGGCTTAGGGCTAGTTTAAGAGACACTGTATATAAACTTGTCAAGATAGCATCACAACAAAACAAACTTCTTTTGCAATTCCCAGCAATACTAGCTTATTTTGTTTATAATTTTTTGAAAAATATCGATTTAGATAGACTTAACTACATAAACGAAAAATTAGACGAACTTCAGCGTCTGATACAACGTAAAAACTTGCAAGGTTTATCCTTCAATACTATCAAACAGATGTTGCAACAGGAATTACAGGAGAAAAAATTCAGACCCAGACAAAAAGAGCAGAAGCAAAGCGGAAATAAACAAGGCGAAAAGAAGCAAGGAGGAGAAGAAGGACAGGAAAGTGAAGAAGAAGGAAACGAAGGAGAACAGAGCAATTCCCAAGAAGGACAGGAATCAGAAGGTGGGAATGAAGAGAGTCAAAACGAGGAAGAGAGTGGAGAACAAGGGCAAGAATTAGAAGGTGAAACAGGTAAAGAAGAAGGAGAACAAGGTGAAGAAGGTCAGGGAAGCGAAAAAGAAGGACAAAATAGTGAGGAACAAGAAGGACAAAGCGGTGAACAAGGAGAAGAACAGGGAAGCGAAAGCGGAGAAGAGAGTGGAGAACAACAAGAACAAGAATTAGGAGAAGAAGGGCAGGAAAGTGAAAACGAAGGAGAAAATGTGACTCAAGAGAGTGAAGGACAAGAAGGAGAGGAATCAGAATGGGAAAGTGAAAACGAAGGTCAAAGTGGTGAACAAGGACAAGAAAGCCAGGAGGGTACTGAGCAGGAACAAAGCGGAAATGAAGGACAAGAAGGAGAAGAGGGTCAAAGTGGAGAGGAACAAGGTGAAGGCGTAGAAGAAGGAGGAGAACAAGGAGGAGAGGAATCAGGAGAAGGAGAGGAAAGTGAGGGGAGCCAAAGTGGTGAAGAAGGAGAACAAGGAGAGGAATCAGAAGGTGAAGAGGGAGAAGAACAAAGTGGAGAAGAAGGCAACCAAGGTCAAAATGGCGAAGAGAGCCAAGGAGAATTAGGAGAAAGCGAGCAGGAAAACGGTGAGGAACAAGGAGAAGAAGGTGAAGGAGGAGAAAGTGGTGAAGAAGGCGGTGAACAAGGAGGAGGAGAATCAGAAGGAGGATCACAGGGAGGAGAACAGCAAGGAGGAGAAGAAAGCGAAGAAGGTCAAAGTGGTGAACAAGGACAAGAATCAGAAGGTGGGGAAGGACAAGAAATCGAAGATATTACAGAAGACCTCGAAAATGACATTAATGAAGAATCAGAGATTTTAGATGAATTAGAAGAAAGCCTTCAAAAGTCGTTATCAGTGTTATCTATTGGGGAAGGCTCAGGAGGAGGAGTATTAAAGGATGTCAATCCTAGAGTTTTGGAACTGCTAGATAGGGCTAACAGGATTATGGCTTTAGCTAACCAAGTTGATTTACAGTACGCTAACAGAGGCGTTAAAGATCAGGGTGGAGTAATGAAGGGGATAACGACTGGAAATAATGTCAAACATATGTTTAAGAGCCAACTAATATTACCAGACGAGATTTTCCTCGAGCGGTACACTAACAGAGCCTTACTGCAAAGAGCGGTAGAAAATGAGGGCGTTGGGGACTTATATTTCATGATAGACAAAAGCGGGTCTATGATAAGTGAAATGCCGAACGGGTACACAGCGTTGGAAAACGTTTCTGCAGTAGCCTTAGCTTCTGCTATGGAAGCGGAAAAGAATAATAAGAAGGTGTTTGTGCAATACTTCGATGATTCAGCAACCGAGCCTCTAGACGTTAACAACGTTTTCGAACTAGCTCAGATTGCACCTGGAGGAGGAACGGACATGATGGTGGCACTAAAACGTTTCATGGACTATTATAATAACTATCCAGGACTAAAGGACGTAAAACAGATCTTCATACTGTCTGATTTTGAGACGAATTATGATAAACAAACTCTCCAGGATTTCAAGAACTTTGCAAGAAATAACGACTTAGTAGTTACGTGTATACATGTATATAATGGCGAAGTGCCTGATGAAATGCAACACATAATAGACGAAATCTGCGACGAATATTACAAATTTAATAAGTACGATGCAAGTGAATTATTTTCAGCAGTGTATTCAAAGGTTTAAGCTCTCTTTTTCTACACTGATATAGCTCTTTTTATAAGTTATAACCCAAGTTAAAATTATGAAATATTATGTAGTTAATACGAGGGTGTATTTACCAGAGCCTGTAGCAGAATATTTTGCAAACTGCTTTTCACTGAAATTGCCGAACAAGTATTATGAGGTTAGTAATGTAATAACATTCAAAGATGAGGAGAACAAGGTAAGCATCAACGTGCCAGCAGACCAAGTTGGGAGCGTTACAGACGCATTACTGGCGTCTGCGTTAGATTTTTATATAGCACTAGCCGTTTGCACCGACGATAATATTTTACTATATCGTATGATTAGAAAGGCTAGAGCGAAAGTGAAGGAAATGCTAAAAATAGATAATATAAACCTCGACCCCGAGTTCCCAATTTGTCTGAAAGGTGGTAAATAATGCCAACTGAACTCACGCCTGCAGACGTGATTTCGTTAATATCTGAAGCCCTAGGAGAAAAAGATGAGGAGGGCGAACCAGAGACCTTGCTGAAATTATTACTACGCGACGATTTGCCTAAACAAACTAGGCTAATTATCCTCAACTGTATCGTGAAAAACTGCGGGTTGCAGAAAAGTTTGTCCGTCCTAGACCCATTCGTCCCACTAGACGAAATAGAATCATTAGAGACGCTAAAGATCGATGGGACGAAAGTACTTGCATGCATTAATTACACAAAAGTTAGGGACTGTTACCTGATAATTTTAGCGAATAGGCAGTTTCACATCAAAAGAGTAACTAATCCTAACGAACTATTACAGAAGATGAAGCAAGGAGGAGGAAAGAAACAAAACAAGGATCTTATTTTAAGTAAGCTCAGCGGTGAGGATATATGATATGCGAAGTCGTTGCCAGTTCGTTCAAGCCAAGAGACGGTGACGTGGTGAACGCTGACATAACAAACATACGTTTTGCATACCCACCAGGCTGTATCTTCTCCTCTCAGTACACGCAATTCATCCACGTAGATTACCCCTTGCCGAAGATAAGCCGTCTAAAATTCAAGAGAGAGAATGGGGAAGAAGTGAAGGACGACAATTACGTAGTAATAGATATGGGAGAGGACTTTTTGGTTTTACCAATAGAAGTATGGAATAAGCTGAAGGAGCTTATATCCACGTACTTGAGTGAAGGGACTTTGCACGGAGGTATACTATTGTACGGAGTCCCTGGTACCGGTAAATCGTTCATTGCAACAAAACTGCTTACAAGGATTCTTGGTTTGAAAGCAATCGTTAAGCAACCTACTGATTTCCTGACGAAATACGTGGGCGAACCTTACCAATTGCTAAACGATTTCATAAACAAACAGCTGTTTTCAGACAAACCTTCCATCATAGTGTTTGACGAGGGAGAAAGGTTTCTGTTGAAGAGAGGTGGAGGGAGTGGCGAAGCTGAAAAATTGGTAGAGGACAACATGAAGAATATATTATTAGAAAAATTGCAGGAATTTGCGGATTCGCAATATCCTTCGATTCTCGCATTAACCACAAACGCTTCAATAAACGATATGGACGACGCAATGCTGAGGAGGTTTCCGTGGAAAGTTTATTTCCCTCCTTATTCGCACACCGTTTACGAGTATATAGCAAGGAGAATAACTACACAAAGGACTTTCAAAATTGAGGATAAGGAATACGATGTACAGAAATTATCGTTTTATGCATCTGCTACCGGCATTTCTGTAGCTGAGTTCAGGACTATAATACAGACTGGGACTATCTCTTTCCTCAGGTCAAAAAGTAACTTCCCTAGGAGACTCGTACCATTCGAATTACAAGATAAGGAAAGTATTTTAGATATAACGAAATTGCCCCAACTCAGGCGTTTTGATATCAAAAATAAGAACGTAAAAATGTTATGCGAAGGGGCATTATATACCATGACTGCAGTAGTAGCAAGCTATTTTCTTACAATCGAGAATAGACCAGTTTACCTTATAGATTTACAAGAGTCCACTTCGCTCAGGTACGGAAGTGACGATATCATAACATTACTCAAGCAGGAAAACAAACCCGTCGGTATAATTCACATGCATTCCAACCTCAACATCAACAAACAGCTGTTAATAGAGCGTCTACTCGAAGAGGATAACGTTAGTTTTGTGGTGATAACAAGTTTTGATAGTTCATCATTACAAGTACAAACATTGAAGCTTCTACCTAGGGTTGACATAACGCAATTACCTGCAACTGACACAGACATTTTGAAAAAAATAATATACACGGTAGACACATTTTACGGACTTAAGTTGGACATGCAAAAAACTATGAACGAACTGTACAAAGAGATGGATTTTAGAAAAGCTATGGACGTGCTGGAGAAAATGATTGTCATGGCAATCTAAGCGACTCAATAAGCACTTTCTCCTTTTTTATTAACCCTTATTCGTCTATTTTTTCTCATGAACAAGTATTTTGCACTCGGAATACTATTCTTCTCTATTTATAACGTTATTTTCTTCCTATTCTTTTTCCACGTCTTGTCATTTTGCAAAGAAGGCATAATTGCTACTGGTATATTAGGTGGAATAGGTGCCTCTTCGGCTATAGCTGGTTTAGCTTTTCTAATGCTAGGGCTAGGCACTTCTGACAACTAATGACATAACTTTTTAAACAGCTGTTTGAGAGAGATATAATATGAGTGAAAATAGCAACAGCAATAAGAAGCTCCCCTCATTCGAGACGTATGCAGAAGCGATAATGAGAATACTAAACTTAATAAATGTAATTGACCAACTTTCGCAATATTACAACCTAAACCAAATCTCTACACAGTACCTTAACGAGCCATTTACGCCCATTTCACCTAAAACAGTTGCAAATTATTTTGGAGTTCAGTACAACAAAATACCAAACCTAGTTCAGCAAACTCAGTATAATCCTGTGGTATTGGTGACTAAGGCAAACCAAATTGCAGAACAAATTGCACAGCAACCAGATGTATTAAATTCTCTGGCGTCCATGTATGGCGTCGCACCAGGGATAATAAAATCGTTACAGGTATATCTACAGCTGGCACAAGTTTTGCCAAAAATAGTTATTAACCAGTCCGTTCAAGTCACCACTAATCAACAAAATCAACAATATACTGCGTCACCTAACGTGTTAGAAAACTACTGAACTACCAGTCCTCACGGCTGACTTCCGTCCCCTTAACCACCCAGAAATTTAAATCTGCAAAACATATGTTTTAATGATGTATGATGAGAGTTATCAGAAGAAAGACCATATTTCTAATCCTGCTATATTTAGTTTTCTTTATCTTACCGTTTTTCCTGTTAACAACAACAAAAGCTAGTCTTATCCAGGAAGAAGTACCTATATCAGTTAACGTAAACGCAAACATTTCACAAGGGCTAATTTACATTGCTCCACTCCCGCAACAAACCCAAGTGTTCGGTCAAAATTACTACGTATCGAACTCCCTGGGTTATTATGAATATTCATATTTGTTCTCAGAAACACCACCGTTGCTTGTGTGGTACGAGCCATCTCCTTCATCGCAAACTTATTATTTCGTTTATGGAGGAAACACTCAAGCTAGTGCCGTGACGACGGGTGTGTTTAGTTTTTACACTCAGTTCTATTATCTCAACACATCTATCTTCAATGTATCAGACGTTTCACTGCTTGGTGGGTCATTGATACTAAACGGGCAAAATAGCCTTGTAACTTTTACAACGACGGCGTTGCGTTATACATCTGCAGTTATACTTTACAACTTTCAATCTCCAGCTGTTGTAACGCTACATGAATTGACATATGCTGGCTCAATTCCTCCAGGTAGCATAGTTACGCTAAGCCTTTTCACATATTCCGACTTACAGACAATTCCTTCGTATACAGCGTTTCCTTTCGGGTCTACGACCTGGGTTATAGCTTCCGACGATTACGTTAAAAGTTCGCAATTCACAATTTCAAATTCACAATTTATATACAACGCCCAGGTAGCAGGCACGCCGAACGAAGAAGTTACCCAAGTCGCTTTGCCAAAATCATCTATATACGGATTGGTGTTTGGGTCGTCAATGCTTTTACAGTACCCTTCTACTAAATATTTAGCACCGCAAACTGTAGCCCCACCATCCATTACGTTTAACGGTACTTTTGCGGTATCTCAAAGTGCATTATTCAGTACTAATTCAGTACTGTTAGAAAACCCAGTATACTTCTTTGACCCAACATTACTTAACGGTTCTAATATCCTGGTGTATAACGATAGCAAATGGTACTCCTTACCAGTGCAAGCCAGCAATCTGAGACTCGACCAAAACCATATTGTCATGTATATTTTACCTTATAACTCGTCTTCCAATTGCATTTTCTTCGAAGATATACCAGTAGGTAGTGTGATTTCAGTTAAGTATGCAAACGGCACTACATATTCTGTTACTGCGAGCGGAAAGACGGTAAACACGGTAGGAGGCGTGAGTTTAGTTGATCTGAAAGTTTACGGACGGAATGTGGTAGGGATATCGATCAAGCCATCGTTAGTGAACACACAAATCAATTACAATATGCTGGTTGGGTTTTCTGACTTTCTACACAAAGCTGGGCTGATAGTAAATACGACAGGGGTATACGTGTACAACTCTCAAACAGCTGTTACAAAGCTGGTAAATAATCCGCAATTTCCAGCTGATGTTGGAGTTGGCTATGCGGACATAGGCAATACATTCTATCTCATAGGTTTTTATTATTCCTCAGGGTCTTTTTACACGTTCATAACACCTATGCCAAACCCAGTCGCGTCAACTGGTATAGTTCCTTATATTAATTATAATGGCACAATACCGCTATCTGTATCAAGTATCGGTATAACACTGTCTTCCGGTCTATATTATGAAGTTACAGGTATCATATCAATTGCAACAGGTTCGCCTACACCATTACAGTCTTCCGTGCTTAGTTTGACGACAGCCCCGGGAGACGCAATAGTCAATAACAATAATGCAATCTACCAAACTAAGCTATCAAATTCGTCGTCGTCTCTTACACTAATAGGCTTCACTGGGTATAACCTTGTTGTTCAGTACGGGAGCATAGAATCACAACTTATCATATCCAGTAACTATTACCCAACAAACTTGCCAACAAACTTACAAGTAGTTGTTACAGTATCGGAATCCACTAGGACGATAACAATTTCCACATCACCGCTACCAGTCAAACCAGTCCAGGTCGCATCATTGAATATTACTAATGCAACCACTGTTGTAAAATATAACGGCAATAGCGGAGCTTCATTTATAACTAATATACATTCAGTAAATAACCAACTAATAGGAATTATAACATACTATGGATTTCTAGCAATAGCCGTAGCATCTTATCGTTATTCTTCTCAACTGTGGTCTTCAACATTGTTTCTTAGTTTCGCTACACTCTCTATGGGTCTGCTCTTTGCTAACTATATAGTACTACCCTTCAGTATCGGTGCCGTAATATTAGGCTTCATATTCAAAAGGCTAAACCTCTGACGGGTGGTCTGACAACCACCCAAGCAACCACCCAAGAGGAGAAAAAACTTATATTCATCTCAAACATATGTTTTAGTGAATAGGGTAGAACAAATGACTGAAGTATACCTATTAAATCTATACCCAGGGACGGTAACGGTAAGAGTAGTGGAATATGCAAAAGAATACGAAGGTACAAAAGAATCTGGGATAACTACACCGCAAGCATTTCAATTAAAACTGTCAGAACACCAAATTGTCAACCTACTCAACACTAATTTTATACCGACTTCTCTAGAATACAAGGCGGTTTATCCACGTATGAAGTTTCCACATTTTTCTAATTATATAGGTATCATGGTTGAGGCTCAGGGGAGGGAAGCTATAAGTACTGTGCATGTACCATCATCAGTTCCATTTTTTACTATTTATATTACTCAAGGATCTGACGGTTATCCACAAATTCAGACTAGCAATTCACCACCCCAAGTTGTACTAAATGAAATAGCAAGAACTAGTTCCACAACATCATCTCAGAGTTCTACGACGTCATCAACTAGTTCTACAACATCATCTAGTGCTACACAGAGTTCTACACCACCAACCACAACAACAACGCCATTGTCTAGTACTACTAGTTCCTCTTCCAGTTCTACAAGTTCTCTAATAGACGAATTATTTAATATAATAGACTTACCAACATTTCAAAATTATATTGATTACGCATACCTGGAAATCTCGTACTTGCTTAAGGGAAGTGGTTCTATTGCAAATCTCAGATCATATCTTCAACAAATATATGACGGCTTGCAGAAAGCAATAAACTTCCAAAACCAGGCTGGAGTTCATTTCGCAATTGTAGATGTATGGTGCCAAATTTATAAAAATCTTAAAACAATATGTGAAGAATTAAGTAATGGAACGCTAACTGTAAGTAGCTTACAAAGCCTAAGAATGCCATCTGACATTTATGCTAATGCGTCATCATCTTACGAACGTGCTATAGCACAACAATGTGTAGATGATTATTGTAAAAATCTGAACTACTTCATTTCCCTTTTAAGTTCAACACAGAGTTCTACGACGTCGTCAACTAGTTCCACAACGACACCACCCAACCCTACTAGTTCCTCTTCCAGTTCTGCAACATCGTCTAGTGGCACTACGGTGTCGTCTTCATCTCCTACTACAATATCTCAGGGTCAGATATTAGCTCAGATACAGGCAGGTGACATAAATTCGCTTCAATCAGAAATGTCAGAATTACCCTCGAATATGGTTCCAGTAGTTAGTGCTGTTATTCAATTGTACCAAACATATGACATACCCGATGGAACTCCATTATCTACTGCAGTTGAACGTTTACTTAGTGATATTAGGGACGCATATTATAAAATAAGTAACCATAAGCAGGAACTAGTAAACACGCAACAATTATCAAAGCTACTGCAAATATATAAAACTCTTGCTAGTAATGGCTTAGCACCTGCAAGCGAAAGTGCGTCGAAATTAAGTAAACTGGTGCAAACTTCAGGAGTTATGCCAGCTCTACCAGCTGTTTTAGGTCAATCTTATCCTGGCAGTGTGTATAACAATAATGTAAATAGCAATTTAGTCTAGCAGAAACATAAAATTCACTTTATCGGAAACTGCTGTTAGGGACTAAAGATAATTTTTTCCTTTTCGAATAATTCCCTTATCTTTCTAGCTTCTTCTTCGTTTCTTTCTCCACCAGAATAAAGTAACGGTACGGCTATAGGTTCTTTCGTCAACCCTAACACATTAGCAAACTGTGTTATAATTTCCTTTAATATAGATATCTTTAACATGTTAATTTCCTGCTCAACTCCGAACGCCGTAGGTCGAAGTTCTAATTGTAAAATGTCATCTATGTTTGAATTGATAATATCATTAACCTTTACCAACAGTTCCCTAGTGTTCTTTACATCTCCAAGGTCAAACCCAAGCTTTATGTAATTCTGAAGTACAGTCTCAGCTACTCGTTTCAACTCATTAAAAATTATATTATTCTCAGCAACATCAAGTTCGCTAACTTGTTGTTCCAGAAACGTGGTGAGGTCAGCAAACGCATACAAAATAGAATTCGCATCGTTATACGAAAGAATAGAACCTAGTTTTTCTGAAAGTTTCATATAATGTACTTTGAAAATTAAGGTTTAAAAAAGGAAGTTGACTTATGCGTTAACCACCTGTTCTGCGCTCATGGATGATAATAAGTTGTATGCTTCTTGCACTACAGGCATATATTGCTGTTGCACTTCTGGTGGGATTTCGACGTCCTGGAACCCCATACCTCTCTTCTTCAACCCTGCATTTTCTACTGCAGTCCTTATTGCTTCTACTACTTTATGAAGAATTGCTTTTACTTGTGGGTATCCATCCCTAGTCGCGTTAGCCTCTATTCCAGCGATCTTTAACGTTATTGTTGGGTATTTTGTTATTTTCCCGTCTAGTATTGCTTTTAATAGGTCTCTTGCCCCACCTATCACATCTTCTTTTCTTGGGAAATATTCATCCACCATTTTTCCTCTCAAACATATGTTTGAGCTGGTGGTTAAAAAACTTTTCGGGTGCATTTCTAAGCATTTGGCACGTTGAATAGGGACAGTTTCAGCCCAACCAGTTAGACAGAAATGGCTAACTCTGGGCATTCGTGACACGCAATGCCCAAATAGAGTAAATCAACGCAACGACTGCAAGCACAACCGTCAGTAGCACTATAGACATCGGGAAACCTATGGCAAGGAGGAAAGGTGCTACTGCAGTAATGTAAACAACAGACCCCAGTGCCATACTGTTAGGTATTGTCCTGAACACGAAGCCGATGAAGAACGATACAAAGAACAGTGTAAGAATCGCAGTAGCTCCTAGGAAAGGTGAATTCGCAATAGCATTAGTCAGGGAAGCAACATTAAACCGCTGATAAGTGAGGGGTATGGTAACAGTAGAATTCGTAGTCTTTACTGTAACATTTCCAGTAGTCATTGGTAATATTACCGTAGTTGGAGATGTAACACTTTCAGACAGTAATACTGTGCCGTTAGATGCAGTAAATGTGACGTTCACATTAACGTTTGTCGGCGACGAAAGCACCAACTCAGGTCTATTTACAGAGTAATTATAAACCAAGTATGCCGTCACACTGCTGTTTACAGACGAAATTGAATAATGAACCAACCAAGGTGCTGTAAGATAAACACTACCATTGATTACGACACTGGCTTGATTAGGGTTAATGGTGGTAGTCGTTGTAGTTATGTTGATAGGTGTTGTGGTAGATGACGACGATGATACGTTAGAAGATGATACCAAAATCGGTGGCGGTGATGATACGTTAGAAGATGATACCAGGTTAGGTTGATAATTGGCGTAGAACGTCACTTTTTCAGATTTAGGGAGTATCACTACGCCACCAGTGAGGGACTGATAACTCTGTTCTGGTACTCCGAAAGGAGAAATTACGAATGACTGAGATGCGGAAATTACTGTAAAAGTTAGTGTCTGTGCGTTATATGTTACGGATATAGGAGACGAGGACACTGCAAGGACTGGGACGTTATACGTTACATTATAAAACGCGAAAGACGCACCTATGATACCATTAGTGCCTGGAACTATGAGGTAGTTTTCGCCGTCAACCAGCTGTGTGTTTTGGACTGTGATCGAAGTGTTTGTGATAGTGTAGGAGAGAGAGAACGGCGAATAGAAGTTAAATGATGTGACGCCTGAGGAAGAGACTAAAGGAATTGAGTTGACGCCGAAGTAGGAAACAAACGTATAAGATCCAGGGATTCCCAATCTAATTGCAAAAATTCCTATATCTTGCCATGGCATTGGTAGAATTTTATTCATAGTGTATAAAGTAGAATTAATGTAGATTGATTGCAAATCAACATATCCGTTACTGGATTCTGTCAAAATAATTGTAAACGTAAATGGATAAGGATAGTTAGCACTAGGTGTGCTAAAGGAAGAATACGAACCATTAGGATATATAAAGTATGATAAACCTCCATACCATGATATCTGAATGCCATACCAACCACCAAATTGATTATCGGTAGGTAAATCACCTAAATTAGGTGAAGCTATATCTATCGCTGGATTCCCACCAGCAACATACCAACTTGTTACATGCATAGTAACGTTGATTTCGTTAGATATTAAAGAAACCCTCCAACCTATATATTGACCAGCTGTAGACGCACCTGCTCCATCCAATATAAGTTCACCATTTTCCCAATATGGGTAGATTTTCCAACCCGTACTTTCAACCATAGGTATATTCGCATAAATCTGGTTACCTACAGCTAACGTAGTTAAGAAGAGGGGAACATTCGTGGAATTCCACGCACCTATTGAAGGAATGACGTTAACTGTACCGCTACTCATCACTTGATAGAGTGTGGTAGTTAAAGTAAATGAAGGTGAGAACATGGGGAGAGGGGTCTGAGAGTTTACAATCGGTGCTGGTGATACGTAAACGTCGTAACTGATGGGGTAGGGAAAGACTGCTACGTAAACTGTGCCAGTGTAAGGTGTGTTCGTGGTAGGGTTGGTAACAAGAGAGTATGCGGATAACAGCTGTGTGATACCGAAGTAGGAGACGTAGAATAAGTTACCAACATCACCTCTTATTCCTATCCAATAAATTTTGTTCCACGGGAAGGGTATGTTGATGTCTGGAAAGCTGTAAAGTGTCCCGTTAACGTAAATCTGTGATATCGTTATATTACCAGCACTGTTCTCAGTGAGGATTACGGTCTCTGTAAACACTTTACCCATCAAGTTAGGTATAGAAGAGGAAGAAATTAGTGTAGTTTGACCAGATGTGGGGGTTTCATACTGATAAGCACCAGACCACTGTATTGCCAGCCAATAATAATTACCACTTTGAAAATCATAAGCCGTAGACGGATTTGCCGAGAATATATCAATACCAGGATTGGCATTGCTGGATGGGAACGATGTCACGTGAATCGTTATGTTAATGGTGTTACTTACTGGTGAATATCTCCAAGCTATGTACTGACCGCCATTACTTGCTCCAGTACTATTCATCACCAGTTCGCCTTTTTCCCAATATGGGTAGATTTTCCATGATGTAGACTCCACGTTGTTCACGAACTGTTCAACACCGCCGTAAGGTGCTGGCGTGATACCGAAATAGGAAACGTAGAATGTGTTATTGAGATCGCCTCTTACTCCCACGTAGCTTATCTGCGTCCACGGGAACGGAGTGTTTACATTTACTGTGTAAGCCGTTGAGTTGATGTATACGCTCTGTACTGTAACGTTACCCGCTGAATTCTCAGTAAGAATAACACTCATTGTGAACGGATAATTAGGGTTAGGTTGAGGTAGAGAAGTGTAAAGTAGTTCCCAACCAGATGTTGGGG